AGCATTCTGCTGATCTGCCTTTACCTCTGGCTCAATAATGTCAAACCCCAAGTCGGGACTTGCCATTGGATTATTTTATCCTTACTTTTCCGACACCTGGAATATAAACAATATCTCCAGCTTTTGCCCCGCCTTGAATTGCCTCGTCTCTTGATTTATAGGTGGGAACTGCTTGCTGTGTTTGTGGCTGTGCGGATGGCTGGGCTGTTGGTTGCTGTGCAGCAGGCTTTGCAACCGAAGGCATACCATAACTTTGAGGCATTTGTTGCTCTTGAATAGATTGCAACCTCATTCCTGCAATATTTCTTGCTTGCTCTGATGATCCAATAGTTGATTCAATTGATTTCAATTGTTCTTTATATGGCTTACCAAATATTTCTCCTGGGAGAATATCTGGCCCTGGCTTTTCTCCGCCCATAAATCCAGCTTGACTTACTTCTATATCTTTTTTCTTTTTTAAATTTTGTTCAAGCTCAACTTCTGCTTTTGCTAATTTAGCTTGTGCCTGAGTAAAGTTTGTTTGTTGCTGAAGTTGCCAATCCATTTCCCTTTGTTTTGCCCACTGCATTTTCTGCTCTGGTGGCAGTGCCTTAAATGGAATGTCTTCTCCATTTACATTGATTTTGAAATCCTCAAATGGCAAAACCTGCCTTTGCTGTGTTTGCTGTCGAATCTGCTCTTCTTGTTGGTATCTTTGCAATTGAGCATTCTGGAGTTGCTCACCAAGCGCAGCCCTTCTCAATGCATCTTGATCCCCAAATGTCTGCGGGAACATCTGCGCCAAATCCATTGTAATTTTACCCATAAATCTCCTTAAATTGCTATATTAGGTATAAGCGAACCAATGCCAGATGCAATTGCGCCAAACTGTTGCGCACCGCTTGGCTGGCTTGCAATTGCCCCAACCTGCGCTCCATAAGTGCTGGCTTGGTAATTAGACTGCGACCTATAAAGATCATTAAATGCTTGAGTTAGTGCAACAGGAATATTGGGATTGGTTGTCTGATAGAAGTTAGCAGCCGTAGAAGGCTGTTGATTAAATCCACCAGGCAATGCTTGATTGGCTTGGATGTAGCTCTGCATTGCATTCTGTTGCTGTGCTGTGCGTGCTTGGCCCAAGTTGTAAAGCGAAGGACCACCAGCAACAAATCCAGAAGCTGCGCCAAGGCGGTTCTGAAGCAACGCATCGCGGAATGCTATGTCAGACTTCAACGCATCAGATGTGTTTTGCCCAGAAGCTAGGAACTGAGTGGCTGCACCATAGCGAGCAAGCTTGCGCTGTTCACCAGCAAGACCAGTTGTGACGGCTTCCTCTACCGCTGGAGCCACGCCAAAGATATTGCCTCGCGCTGTCTGTGCTGCCCTAGCTGCCTGCTGATATTGCCTCTGCTCTTCAGCACCTAATTGCGAGCCAAGGGCAAGCTGATTGATCGCCTCTTGTTCTAGGTTGCTACGGAGTTGTTCGGCTTGGGCTGACTTGGTTTCCCCAATAGGAGCAGTAGCCATCTCGCGATACTTCTGACCCAAGCCAACCGCAGTGCGGTATGATTCTGGATCAATTTGGAAAAGCTGTTGATTGGCGCGTTCTTCGGGTAGCTGTGCGAAAGTTCTGAAAGATGTAATTTCCTTTAGACCTTCTGGACTATCAATCGTAATAGGAGCAAAATTCTTTTGCATATCCTGCGCGCTTGTGACTGCGCTGGTTACACTCTTTAAGTCATTATTGAGTTGTTTGATGAATGTCTCGGAAGATGCCCGTTGTGCAGAACCAGCGGGAAGATCGGCAAGAAGCTTGTTGGCCGTAGCAAGTCGTTCATTGATTCCAGCAATCTGCGTGTTCCCACGCTCAATCACGCTGTTTAGGCGGGATAGCTTTGAGTTGTTGTAATCGTCAACGATGTTTTGATCGGAAACTTGGAAGTTTAGTTTTGATCCAAGATCGGACGATCCGTAGTTGCGATCAGCGGAAAGTTGTGTCAACGCTTGATTAAATTGCGAGCCAGCGTTAGGATTTTGCATCCCAACACCTCCAGCAGTTAATGCTTGAATTTGTGAGGCAAGAGAGTTGCGGGTGTTTTCTTGGCTTGTCGCCTCGGCGAGAAGCTTGGATTGCTCGTCTTGTTTGGACTGAATTTTGGCAAGCTTTATGTCCGTGCTTTTCTGTACAGCTTCGTTATATAATGATGCCGAATAGTCAAGTGCGCCCTGCCATTCTGTTGCATAAGGCTTTCCACCGCCATATTTCCAAGGCTCCTCATACGGAGTGATATTGCCATCTTTGTCAACATTGTATTTTGTGTATGACTTGCCGTATACGGACATATTATTTATTTCCCAAAGTTAAATTTGGATTGCCAATGTTTGTACCAATCGTGCTATAGAAATCAACTGGTCCTGGTTGGCGGTTCATTGCCACATTCTGTTCAACCGATCCGTATGGGCTTGTTCCGTAAAGACGCTCGAACTGCCTAGTCATCTGATCGCCCAATCCGCGATTAAGTGCATACGCCTGTGGGCTAGTCTCATACTGCCTACGGAGCGATTCCAAGGTGCGTTGTGGACCATATTGGCGTTCTAGCTGCATCCCAGCCTGCACGCCAGATTGCTGGTCTAGGGCTGATAGCTGGCGTTCTAAAGCACGCTGTTGAGGCATATATTGAATGCGGAGCTTATTCTCAAGCTCTGCCATGCCAGGAGCTTTCTCCATATATGTTTCAATGTTCTTCTTGTACGCCTCTGCATTTGCCTGCGCTACCGCATTCGGATCGGGCGGAGGAGGAGGTGCAGGAATTGAAGGTCCGCCACCCATTAGAGTAAAGCCTTTCGCATAAATTTCATATAATCGTATTGTTTCCTTATACCATTGCGGTTGAAAATTAGCCTCCTGCGAGGGCCAAATTCATCCCATAGGATGGACAGCAGGCGTTTCATAGCCAAACGACTACGAGCCGTAGATTTACCATCAATTGATGTCACAGTCAAGTCCACAAAAGCTGTATCTCCATTTGGTATATGAACATAATGGGCAGGATCTTGCGATCCGTCAATAACCCTTGCAACTGCCACGCCCACCACTTCTTCCTTATCCCTGACCACTCCGACAAGGTTATTCTTCTCATGCCAAGAAAACCACTCCTTAAAGTTAGGCCACCTTGATTCTGGAATGCCAGAAGCTTCCACATACTCAACAGCCGTCATACGTTCTTTTGCACCTCAATGGTGTCGGGGTTGGCTGCGAGCAATATTCCTCGAATAGAAAGCTTCTTGGATGGTGCGGAAACGATCATACGCATATTGCGCCATTTCTGGTAGGATCGCAGGCTGTTAGCAATACGTTTTACGGTTTGTGCAGATAGCGTAGCTGGGAGGGTGAATGGAAGTGTAATTCCACCAGCAGAGCGTGTGTCAACATTTGAGGCTATTCCTACTGTTGTTCCATCCGTATCACGCCTCATGCTGATGCTGGCGTTTGTAGATCCAGAGTTGAAAAACTCAATCTCATAGTGCGATCCAAACTTCTGCGCTATGCGATCATCAAACTCATAAGCCTTGGATGCCACCGAACTTGTATAGCTTCCAGTAGAAGTGTAATCCACATAGTCTGATGTTGGGTCGGCTGAGTCTGCATCCTTGTAGCCAAGGTAATGACCAACCTTGCTTGTCGGACTTCCGAATGCAAGTTTTTGTGAGTTTACCGCAAATCCAGAAGAGAAGTTTGTAATCACCATCCTAGCCGCAGCGATGCTCCACAAGCCTTCAAAAGCATTAAACAACGCATTATAAACCAGAATATGGCTAGGCGTGGTTGCCGTATCTAATGGTATTGCCAGAAAGTATCTATTGTTGTAGAACGCAGCGTTACAAAGCGTGACGTAGTTCTTGTTAATTCTAGCAATGATGTTCTTAACTGGCTCGCTAAGTGGAGTTCCAACGATATAAAAATCATCCGCAATAGACCTAGCCACAGACCTAATTCCGTCATTAGCCAGAAAGAATACGTCTTTGTTGACAAAGTTGACAGACCTACCAGATACGCATCCAATCCTGTCGTTAAGTAGTCGCACCGTCCAGCCAGCCGCAGTTGTTGCTGTAGGATCAGCCGTTACTAGGTAAATCTTATTTGGCTTGAAGACAAGTATCTCGTAGTCGTAGAAAGGCTGAATAGCCACAATGTCCTCGCCATCATCACCGCCAATAATGATGCTGTTGGTTGCCTTCCACACTTCGGCATCAAGGATGTCAGATGCGTAAAGAGTGTTTCTGTCCGATCCAGTTCCTACTGCAAAGATTCTATTAGTAAACTGCCTAACCAATCGAAGTGCAGGCGGAGCAAGGCTAGAAATGCTGGCTGTAGCTGTTGCTGTAAAATGCCCACCACCAGAGGGAGGAGCAGCAATGGTAACTGTTGGCGCGGTTGTATAGCCCGATCCAGCAAAGGTAACTGTTACCGCAGATA